TCCTGCGGCGCCTGTGGTCCCTTGCTGGCCTATCCCAGCGTGTCACCGCGAACTACGGCGAACGCATGGCTGGCGGCTGCAATGCCGAGAACCGGGCTATCAACGAGATCGAGGCCCGCCAGGATCTGCACCGCATCCAGGGTTACATTCCCAAGCCCTACTTCGATGTCACCGAGAATGTGTGTCGCCACGGTATGCCTGCGGGTGTTGCCGGAGAAGCCCTGGGATATGGTACGCGATCGGGGGATGTCCGGGCTCACCAGATCGTGTGCTTCGTGTCGGATACCGTGGCGATGATGGAGCGGTTGTGATGGCAGATGATGGGGGCGTGGCGATCACAAGGCCGCGCGTTCGCGTCAATCGCAGAACCAGTGGAAGGATGTGTACTGTCCTGCGGCCCGATGGCATTTGCCTGCTTTTTAGCTGGGCTGACTTTCCATCACCGCAGGCAGCTTGGAGCGAAGTCTTAAGGTGGCTAAATTATGAGATCATTAGCCCCTATCCGATGCTGAAGCGAGAATGGTTGCCGTATGCCTGAGTGGTTACAAATCTTCATAGCGATCACTGTTATGGCGACAGCGGGATTTCTGTGGGAGGCTATTGACATTCCCTGCGCCCATGATACCCCTTCATGCCAATAGTTACAGATGCGCCCGCAGCCGGGAGGTTTGCGGGCGTTTTGCGTTGCGGCGACCCGTTTAGGCGGACCTGCGGAGATACGCGATGAACATCAGCAAATTAGAGATCGTTTAGTGGCCGGCGCTGCTAACCTGACGAACGCAGGCAAAGGGCGCCCTAAGGGCGTTCCTAACAAGACAACTGCGCTGCTAAAGGACGCTATCCTGCAAGCTGCCGAGAAAGCTGGCGGCAAGGCTGGGCTGGTCGGGTATCTCACCAAACAGGCGACTGATAATCCGCAATCGTTCCTGCCGCTGCTTGGCAAGGTCCTGCCCATGCAGATCACCGGAGAAGGTGACGGCCCGCTTCAGGTCATCATCAACAAGCCGGGTGCCTAAGGTTTCACTTCCCAACGACTGGGAGCCGAGAGGCTACCAAGACAAGCTCTGGCGCTACATGCACAATGGTGGAAAGCGAGCGATCGCGATCTGGCCGCGACGGCATGGCAAGGACGATCTGGCGCTGCACTATACGGCATGCGCTGCTCATGAGCGTGTTGGAGTGTACTGGCATCTGCTCCCGCAGCAGAACCAGGCGCGCAAGGCCATCTGGGATGCGATCAACCCGCATACTGGTCGGCGGCGGATCGATGATGCTTTCCCGCGGGAGCTGAGAGAGACTACCCGAGAGCAGGACATGCTCATCCGCTTCAAGAGCGGATCGACGTGGCAGGTGATCGGGTCGGATAACTACGATGCGCTGGTGGGCACGCCGCCGGTTGGAGTGGTGTTTTCGGAATGGGCTCTCAGCAGCCCGCAGGCATGGTCATTGATCCGGCCTATCTTGGCAGAGAACAATGGCTGGTCGATGTTCATCACCACGCCGCGCGGTCGCAATCACGCCCATCGCATGTACGAGATGGCGGAGGCCTCGGATGAATGGTTTGCAGAGCGCTTGGTGGCTACTGACACGGGGGTCTTTGCTCCTGACGTTCTTGAGCGCGAACGGCTTGAGCTGATCGAGGAACGCGGCGCCGAGGATGGCGACGCGATCTTCCAACAGGAGTACATGACGAGCTTCAGCGCTGGTCTGCCTGGCGCCTACTACGCCAAGCTGATTGACAAGGCGGAGGCGGATGGCCGCATCACCTTCGTGCCGTACAATCCGGCAAAGCAGGTGCATACCGCTTGGGACCTCGGCCGCAATGACGCGACCGCGATTTGGTTCGTCCAGAGGTGCGGTGCCGGTTGGGATGTAATCGATTACTACGCCGGGACAAGCGTCGGCATCGATCACTACGTGCAAGTGCTGAAGGAGCGGGCCTACAACTATGGCGAGCATCTGTTGCCTCATGATGCCGAGAACGAGCAGCTCGTAAGCCAGACCGGATCCATTGCGGACACGATCAAGGGCATGGTCCCGTCGTGGAAGGTTCGGGTTGTGCCTCGCACCAAATCGGTGGCGAACGATATCAACGAGGTAAGGCAGATCCTGCCCCTCTGCCGTTTCGACAAGACCAAGACCACGAAGGGCCTGGATGCGCTGCGGTCTTATCGCCGCGTTTGGGATGAGAAGTTGAAGGCCTACCGCGATACGCCCTTGCATGACTGGGCGAGCGATCCGGCGGACGCATTCAGGACATTCGCGATCGGCAAGCCCGACGATGGAGATAGCTGGAGCGCCCCGATCCGGCAGAAGACCCGCGTAGTCTAGACCGGGGATTTCAGGAGAACATTGATGGTTACGAAGAAAACTGCCGCTGCGGCGGATGGGCAGGTCATTGCCTCGACGGAAGACGCCTCGCTGGTTCTTCAGCCGACCGTTGCCAGCGAGGAGCATATCCAGAAGGCCGGCGAACGCGGTCCCAAGTCGGCTTTGGAAGGCGGCGAAGGCTCGCTCGAATATGCCAAGGCCAACGCTGGCGCTGGCGAGCAGGTCTACAGCGTCCAGGTCCACGACGACAGCCATGGCCTGCAGGTCAAGTACTTCCCTGGTACCTCTGGCGATCAGGCTGCACAGAAGGCTCTTGCGGCGGCGAAGTACCGTGGCACGTCCATTCGTGGTGTCACCCCGGCCAGCGATCCCGACGCCAACAGCATGGGTGGCGAGCGCGATGCAGCGATCATGTTCAGCAACGCCACGAACACCGGCAACATCATCAACACGCTCGGCACCGACGCGAACGCCAAGGCCACGGTCGAACTGGCCAAGGCTGACGTGACGGAGCTGGGCGAATGAGCGATGATGTGACGCGCAAGCAGTACCGCGAGCTTTCCGACGCCGAAAAGACCGCAATGCTCAACGTCAAGAAGGCTGGTGACGCCCTTCTCGACGCGATCAACGAGGGCTGCAATGGCCCTCGCGAAGGTGCTCTCGCCCGGACCAACTGCGAACAAGCGATCATGTGGGCCGTCAAGGGGATCACCGGCTAATGGCTCTCTCGCCGTCTGACTTCCGCGAAATGGTGGTCAGGCGGCGGGACGCTTGCGTCAAGTTCAAGGACGACAAGCCGCGCCGAAACCGCAAGGAAGCACTCGACTTCTACAACGGCAAGAACCTCGATGTGTATGGCGACAGCGGCGACGGCCTCTCCACCGTCGTCAGCCGCGATGTCATGGAGAGCATCGAGAGCGTAATGCCTCCCCTCGTTCGCCCGTTCGTGGCCGGCGAGCAGGTCGTTTCCTTCGATCCGGTCGAAGACGCTGACGTTGATGGTGCCAAGCAAGCCACCGAGTACGTCAACCACATCTTCCGGCGCCACAACAACACGCTCAATATCGTTGAAACCGCCCTGAAGGATGGACTGCTGTTCCGCCTGGGCGTGGCCAAGACGGTCATGGAAGAAGAAGATGGCGAGTCCGAGACCTATGAAGGCCTGACGGAAGCCTACTTGCAGGCGCTTCAGGCGCTTGCACAGGACGAAGGCCGCGAACTGGCGGGGGATATCACCCAAGACCCCGCAACCGGCCTCTACGGGGCTGTGCTGACCGGTAAGAAGATCAAGAAGTTCCGGGTGCATATCATCGCGCCAGATGAGTTCCTGTATGAAGAGCGCCTGGCCTGCCTCGATCAGGCGACATTCCTAGGTCATAGCAAGACCGCGATCCTGGCTGACGTGATTGCCATGGGGATCGACAAGAAAAGGGCTCTCGCGCTGCGATCGAGCAAGCCCAGCGAGGAACAGGACGCCCGGTACGAGGACGAAAGCGATAGCCACGGCGATGATTGGAAGGACGATGATCTAGCTCGCCCTGTGCAGATCGATGAGTGCTACATCCGCTGCGACTACAACGGCGATGGCGTGCTGGAATGGCGCAAGGTCATCTTGGGCGGTGCGCAAAAGACGCTGCTGAGCGACGAGCAAGCCGATGGCCATCCCTATTCGACCTGGACGCCAATCCCAATGAGCCACAAGCTGGTCGGGCTGTCCATGTTCGACC